ACGCTCTCAGTTGAAAGCACTAAGAAAGCTGGTGAAGATTCCGTGGGAGATTAAGCAGGTAGACCACTTTATTTCTCGCAAAGACTACGAAGAAAAGACTATATATGTTCATTTTTGGCTTAAAAATGATGACGAGGAGGATAAGAAATGAGTTGGCTATCTAAGGGCTTAAAGAAGATTGAAAGAGGAATAAGCAATAAAATACCTCACGAGCATTCTGCAGACAGAAGACACCAAAATGCATTAATACAAGAACAGATAAGTCTGTATCAACAACAGCTAGAAATGGCTAGAGAAGAAGCCGCAAATATTAAAGAAGAAAAAGCCGAGAAGAAGAAAGGACTTGAAAGAACGAGATCAAGACAAATGAGAAGAGCAACTAGTTCTGGTGGGTTTTTAGACCAGCCGATTGCTGAAGGATTGAATACAACTCTTGGAGCTTAAATGGAAAATAAAAGTCTATCATCTGCTATACCTAAAAAATCAAAAGACCAAAAAGATATATTGGATGATATTAGGAAAAGGCATAAAAAAGCATCCGGGATAGCCAGCTTATGGCATAATATTCTTGAGGCTTGTTTCCACTACGCTATACCTTTCAGAAATAGATTTTATAAACCAAAGCCTATGCAGGGAGACCTTGAGGGCTCAAGCCTTTACGACACTACCGCTGTTGACGCTATGCATACTTTTGTAAGTAAGATGCAGGATGCTATGACGCCCCCTCAGACTCAATGGGGATTTTTTGAGCCAGAGACAAAATGGGCAGAAGAAAATCCGGATATGGTAGAGGATGCACTTGGAATCTTAGAGTCTTACGGCAGAAAACTTTTTTCATATATTCATAAATCCAATTTCGATGTTGTAATAAATGAATGTTACTTTGATTTAGGCTGTGGAACTTCTGCTATTGTTGTAAATCAGGGCAATGATATAAGCCCGTTGATGTTTACTAGTATACCTATTGACCAACTGGCAATCGAGGAAGGCGTTGACGGTAAAATTAACACTTGGTATAGAACATGGCAGGATTTAAAAATAGCTGAGCTTGGCGACAGATGGAAAGGCATTAAAATTAATAACTCGCTTGAGCAGAAGCTAAAAAGCGATCCTGATGCAACTGCAAATAAAGTTTATGAAGGTGTAACTTATTATCCGGGCGAAGCTAAGAAGTTTTTATATTCTGTATGGGTAGATGGTGACAATGGACTTCTTTTAAGCCAGTGGACAGATAGTAACCCCGGTATTGTTTGGCGCTTTCAAAAAACAAACAATGAGACTTGGGGTCGTGGCCCTGTTATGAATGCTTTGCCGTCTATCATAAGTTGTAATGAGATGGCTCGCATAGAGCTTGCCTCTGCTAACTTAAATACTTTTCGTCCATACATGGGCTTTACAGACACTGTATTTAACCCTCATTCTTTTAAGCTAAGGCCATTTGAAGTTATTCCAATTGCTCCTATGTCTGATGGTTCCATTGCTCCATTACAGCCTTTGCCTAACTCTGCTAGCCCGGAATTTGGCCAGCTTATGATTCAAGATTTAAGACTGCAGATTAAAAGAGCTATGTTTGCAGAAGAGCCAACAGATACAAAGGGCGTTCAACCGCAGACGGCTTTTGAATTATCTATGAAAGAACAAACTCTAGCACAAAGAATTGGTCCTTTATTTTCAAGACAAGAGCATGAATTTTTAGAGCCGATTATTTTTAGATGCGCTTATGTTTTGGATAAAATGGGCATATTACCTAAGCCACAGATGGAAGGCGTTCCTGTTAAGTTCAAATATAAATCACCATTAGAGTTAGCCAGAGGGTTAAGAGATGCATCCGGTATAGGGGAGTACTTTCAAATGCTGCAAGGTATTTTAGGCCAAACATCGCAACTTTATATTAATCAAGAAAAGCTGCCATATATTATAGCTGACAAGCTACAAATTGATTCTAGAATGATAAGACCTTATGACGAAGTAAAAGAAGAGGCTAAAATGATTCAGCAGCAAGTTATGGTGCAGCAAGCAATGCAAGATGGTGAACAAGGCGGAGGCACAGAGCAATGAGCGATAAACCAACAGGTAATCCCTATATAGACCGACCTAATTATTATGCAGGCTATCAGGAGAGTATAGATAAAAATGAGCGTGAAAAACCTAATGATGGAATGGACGCTCTTTGTTATCGTATTTTTGAATGCACTGAAGACGGCAAAAATCTAATGAAGATGTTTGAAGATAACTTTATTTATCCGGGCTTAGCTAATCCTGCGAGTAATTCCTTTCAAATAGACTTAATAAGGTTTGAAGGGTATAAGGATGCATTTAGACAAATGAAAAATGCATGCATATTTTACAAGCAAAAAGAAGAAGCAAACAGGGGTGTTAAATGACTGATGAAAACAACAGTGTTACTGACACAAGTTTAACTAATAATGGCTCTATGTTTAACTTCAGCAATCAAGAAGAAAAAAAAGATTCTGGAAACATACCTGAAGATAATAAAGATTCTGGAAACATACCTGAAGATAATAAAGATTCAAATGCAGAGTCAGATAGTACTAATGAATCATCAGACAAAGAAAAAGAAACTCCCAAATGGAAATTAGATGATAATACGGAACTAGATGGCGAAAGGCCGGATTGGTTGCCTGAGAAATTTAAAACTGCATCAGCATTGGGAAAGGCATACAACGAGTTACAAACCAGATTTGGTGAAACTCCTAATGAGTATGATTTATCATCATCTAAATATATAGAACCAGATGCTGAACAATTTAAAGATTTTTCAACTTTTGCAAAAAGCAAAGGTGTGTCTCAAGATGTAGTAAATAAAATGGTTGAATCATTTGATAGTTATCTTGATTCTTTTTCTTTTGACTATGAAGCAGAGAAGGAAAAACTGGGACCTGATTATAAGGACCAGATAGAGATACTGGACAATTGGTCAAAGGGTAATCTTAGCAATGATTCTTACGAAGCATTAAAATTTTCAATAAAAACTTCTGAAGGCATCAAAGCCTTGCAGGAACTAAGGAGCGTAGCAATGTCTAATGATGTAAATGTACCAAGCGGAAATGATTCATCATCACAATCAAGCGAAACATCTTCTTCTATTTCGCAAGAAATTACTAATAATGCATCCAAATATACTTCTGACCAAGGATACAGACAAGCTACAAGAGCCAGGCTTGAAAAGGCATTACAAAAAGAAGGTAAAATGTAATTGACAATTATAGTATTGTGATACAATATTATTAGTAAATGTTCATTAGGACACCTTGACAGAGCGACCGTGAAAACGATACTCGCATATTCTGCAAGCCCTTGCTTAGAACGATAATCTTTTTTCTAACTAACGAGGGCTAAAATAATGTCTACAAATATATCACCTATCGATCAAATCGAATATGATTCTTTCGTAAAAGCTGCATATCAATCTTCCGGTTTTAAATTACGTGAAGCTTGCCGTTTACGTTCAGACGTAGTTGGCTCGTCTGTAGAATTTCGTAAAATGGGCACTGTTGTTTCCACACCTACTGGTTATGGACAGCAAGTTTCTGGACAAGATGCAGGCTTTTCTGTTGCAACAGTTAATCTTCAAAAATTTACCACTCCAATTTATGTTGATCGTATAGAGGATTTAACTACTAACGTTGAAGCAAAAATGGAAAGCTCGCAATTAATTGGCATGGCAATGGGCAGAATGTCCGACCAATTAAAAATTAATGCAATGAATAATTCAGGAGCAGAAACTATTGCCAATAATAGTACTGGATTTACTTACGATAAATATACTCAGATTATGCAATATTTTGATGATAATGCTATTCCATTGAATGAAAGATGGGTTGCAATGAAAGCGATTCATTTAAGAACTTTGCTTCATGCAAAACAGTTTACTTCTAAACTTTATACCGAAAATCGCGTAATTGATAATGCATTTGCTCGTGAATATTTAGGCTTTAATTTGGTAGTTATTCCTAAAATGCCAGAAGGCGGATTGCCTACTTCTGGTGGTATTAGTACTGCTTTTGCTTGGCACAAAATGTCTCTTGGTACAGCTATTGGAGAAAACTTTTCTACTGAAATTAACTATGTACCTGAGAAAACATCTAATCTAGTAAACGGTGTTTTTTCTGCAGGGTCTACTGTTATTGATGTTGACGGCGTCTTGAAAGTTAATAATGACGATTCTTACGATCCCACTACTACTAGCGATAGTGGCCTATAATAATTATTAATTGGAGATAAATATGGCTTTTGATATAAGAAATTTTTCGCGGGCATCTGCTGCATCTAATACAGGTGTAATTGAATATGAGGGCGTTGATATTAACGGACCTGCTATTTTCTCTTACCAGTCAAGCGTTGATACTGTTGCAGAAATTGTTGCAGCTGACTATTTTGCTGCTGCTGTTTACGAGTTAGCTATTAAGGATTTAATCTGGATTGTTGGTACAGATGGCACTACTTTGTACCAGGTTGATTCTATTGATAGATTAGCTGCTACAG